CAGCCAGAAGATCACGAACGCCGTCCTCATCTCGGCACAACGGGACAGGTGGGCGTTCCCCGATCTGAAGACGAAGGCGGTGGAGTTCTACAACACCTACGAGCCTGACATCATCATCGTGGAAGCGAAGGCTTCAGGATGGTCACTCATACAGGAACTGCAACGTGCGGGACTGCCGATCACGCCGTACAACCCGAAGAAGATGGACAAGAGGGCGAGGGCACACGCCGTCACCCCGATGTTCGAGGCGGGGCGTGTATGGTATCCGAAAGGAAAATGGTGGGCGGAGGATGTCATCAACCAGTGTGCACAGTTCCCGACATCAAACTATGATGACTTCGTGGATTCAACCACGCAGGCATTGCTCAGACTGAGACAAGGATTTTTTGTAACTCATCCGCAGGACGTTCCGATACAGCCGTCCAAGCCGAAGGGGAGTTACTGGTAATAAAAATTAAATAGAAGGAACATTTTAATGGCTAGACAAACAACATCTGAATTCAACCAGATGGTTTCCCGTGAATCTGTCGATGTGCAGATGCCGGATGAGAAGGAACCAAAGGTTAGAAAAACAAAGCATACCGATAATCTTGCGGATAAGATTGATGATGAATTGCTGGACGAACTGTCCAGTGACCTGATTTCAAAATACGAATCGGACAAGAGAAGCAGGTCTGACTGGGAAGATACCATTAAAAAGGGAATTGATCTTTTAGGATTAAAACTGGAGGAGACGACAAAACCGTTTCCGGGTGCTTGTGCGGCACACCATCCACTAATGGTGGAGGCGGCGATACAGTTTCAATCCCAAGCGATCAAGGAATTGTTTCCAGCCAACGGCCCTGTTCAGACAAAGATGCTGGGAGACTATACGGAGGAAAAAGTCAAACAGGCATCCCGTGTCAAGGAGTTCATGAACTATCAGATCACGGACAAGATGGAGGAATTCTTCGATGATCTTGATCAGATGCTGTTCTACCTTCCAATTGTGGGATCATGCTTTAAAAAGATTTATTATGACGAGGCTTTAAAGAGGCCTGTGGCACGGTTCATACCCGTTGAGGATTTTGTTATATCTTATGATACGCCAGATCTTCGTACATCAGGACGCTATACCCATCTTATTCGGATGGAAGAGAATGAATTGCTCAAAAGGCAAATATCAGGATTCTATTCCGAGATGGACATGGAAAAAGATCCTGATCCAAGTGCGAACAAGGGGGATATTTCAGACAAGCTGGAGGAAGTTCAAGGACGAAGCAGGGACATTGGTAGCAAGGATAGAATATTCACCCTTCTTGAAATGCACATTGACATGGACTTGGATGACTACAAGGATGAGGACGGCATTGCCGTTCCCTACATCATTACGATTTGCTTTGATACAAAAAGAGTTCTGTCAATCAGACGAAATTATAATGAAGATGATGATGAAAAGAAACGCATACAGCATTTTGTTCATTATAAATTCCTGCCGGGATTTGGTTTCTATGGCCTAGGCTATGTTCACCTTCTTGGCAACTTGCAAAAATCAGCGACAACCGTTCTTCGATCACTCATTGATGCTGGACAATTTGCCAATCTTCCTGCCGGTTTCAAGGCGAGGGGAATGCGAATTGAAGGAGGCGACCAGCCAATAGGATTTGGTGAGTTCAAGGACGTGGAGGGATATGGAGATGATATTAAGAAATCTGTCATACCTTTACCGTTCAAGGAACCATCACAAGTTTTAACTTCTTTACTTGGTTCAATGACTGAGGAAGGAAGACGACTGGCTGCGACTACGGATCTGCAAACAGGAGATGGCAATACGCAAGCTCCTGTAGGAACAACAGTAGCCTTACTGGAACAGGGGACAAAAGTTATGTCCTCAATCCATAAGCGTCTTCATAATTCTCAAAAAGAGGAACTGAGGGTACTTGCAAGAATCAATCTTGATTCTCTTCCAGACTATTATCCATATGACGTATCAGGCGTAAGCCGTTATGTCTTCAAGAAGGATTTTGACGGAAGAGTGGATGTTCTGCCCGTATCTGATCCGAATATATTTTCCACGGCACAACGGGTCATTCTGGCCCAGACGCAATTGCAGATGGCACAGTCCGCTCCCCAGATCCATGATCTTCGTGAAGCATACAAAAGAATGTACGATGCATTGAACATTGCGGATGTGGAGGATATTTTGATGCCGGAGATGGGCGACAAGCCGAAGGATCCAGCAACGGAAAATTACGCAATGTTACAGGCACGACCTGTGAAGGCGTATCCGTGGCAAGACCATGAATCCCATATGGGAGTTCATCAGGCGTTCATGATGGATCCGTCAAATGTTCCCCCGTCACAGAATCCGCAACAACAACAGCAGATGCAGATGGCGTTGCAGCAAATGATCACTTCCCATATCGCCGAGCACAAGGCTCACTTGTACAGGCAGATGATAGAGCAGGAAAGTGGATCAGAACTTCCAACTCCACCAGATTATAGCCGTGAGAACATGGCGAAGGATGACGGATATGAATCAATGGATCCTGATATGGAAAATCAGGTGGCAAAGGCACAACTTCAAGCCGCTCAAATAATCTCACAAAGAAATCAAGCCTTGATGCAGGCACAGCAGAATCAACAAATGAACCAAGATCCTCGTATCCAGATCATGAAGGAAGATCTAAGGTTGAGGGAACAGGAACAAGTGGCGAACGTGCAGAATGATCAGCAACGAAATATTCTCAAGGGAGAGGAAATTCGCCTGAAGGAATCAGAGCAACGCAATCAGGATGAAATCGACATTATGAAAATTAATACTGACAAGGAAATTGCGATGTCGAAGATGGCTGTGGATTCCAGTACCAAGACAAGGAACATAAGGTCACAGGAAGTACGGGATGCCTCAAGGGCGAAATCAAACGAACGAATAGCGAACAAAAGGGAGAAAAAATAATGGGCCTAAAAGACGCAAAAGAAAGAAAAAAATCCAAGGAAAAAGAAAAAAGACAGCAAGAATTAATAGACAGCATTGAAAGAGTAACGAAGTTGGAAGCGGCAGCACCTTCAGAAATTTGGATGATGGAAAATGAAATATATGAAGCCACTGATGAGGATAAAAAAAGAATGTCCAGAGAGCCGGTAGAAGCAATGGCTGGAGGTGGCAAGGTAATGCGTTATTTCAATGAAGGTGGCGGAGTTTACGGATACTTTCACGGAGGAGGCGTAGACAAGAACCAAGGCCAGTACGACATTCAAGTCAAGAAAATAAAAGGAAAAGGTAAAGTTTTATAGTGGACGTAGTTAAGTTCATAAAATTTTTAAAGACGAAAGTAGAGAGGGAACGAGAGTTAATATCAGATTCTCTTGTTGACGGGCGTATTTCCAAAGAGGATTACGAGAAATCTGTCGGCAAGGCTTCTGGACTGAAAATGTGTTTGGATTTAATAAGGGAGAGTTCAAAAAATTTAGAGGAGGACGATGACTGAATTTTCGCTAGTTGAAAAAGAACTAAAGGATAAGAAACATCCTGTAGCTGTTGGCCACAGGATACTGGTAAAGACACTAGATGTCGCTGATAGAACGAATAAAGGAATTTACTTGCCCGGCAAGGCCGTTGAAGATCACCGTGCTGTCGCATCCATTGGAAAAATAATCCAGATGGGTGAAGACGCATATAACAGGGATGACATGTCAAAGGCTTGGGCAAAATTAGGAGATTACGTCATGTTCGGAAAATACGCTGGACACCGATTCAAATACGGTGAAGCTGAATTACGAATTATGAACGATGACGAGATTCTGGCCATAGTGCCAGATATAAAAAGTGTTAGCTAGAGCATACTTTGTAGCATAAGCTACACTTTATTCCAACCGTAGCAATTCTGCTACGCAATTTAATATTAAATCTTTGGAGAAAAACCAATGCAAGTAGTACATGATGTATTGGGTAAAGGCAAAAAACCCAAACGTATTGTTGATGACGGAAAGGAAGAAAAACTAGAGCCGTTAAAGGCAGAAGTTCTAGGAAACCTAGACGAAGAAAAAGTTCTTCCAGAAATCGAAGATCAACAATATATTGAAAATACCTCAGAGGAAGAATCGCAAGATGATTCCGAAGAGGTAATTGCCCAACCTGAAGGTGAAGAGGAAGCTATTCCTCAAGCTGAAAGGAAGAAAAAGAAGAAGACTTATCAAGACCGTATCAATGAGCTTGTGAAAAGAGCGAATGATGCTGAACGAGAAAGAAATAAGTTGTTTACTGTAAACCAGTCTTTGACTGGTGAAATGCAGAAAATGCAACCTGACTTTCAAAAAGCTCGTGAGGATTTATATGAATCCAAGAAAAAATCAGCAGAAGATTCTCTGGCAACGGCTCGTCTTGATCATAAGACTGCTTATGAAAGCGGTGATTCCGACAAACTTCTTGAAGTATCGGAAAAAATCGCTGACCTGAAGTATGAACTTAAAAATCTTGAATCTTCTCCTAAACCGATTGAACGAAGCGTAAGTGATCAAACAAGTGATAAGGCAACGGACTTGCCAAAACCACAAGTTGATCCAAAGGCTTTGAGGTGGTCACAAGAAAATACTTGGTTCGGAAAGGACGTAGCCATGACGGGTGCGGCCTATGGTATAGACAACCAGTTGAAGAACGAAGGATATGATCCAACCTCGGATGCTTATTATGCTGAAATTGATCGCAGAATGAGAGGTGCTTTTCCTAGCAATTTTGAAGGGGACGAGCCTCGACAGGTTGTAGCTGGTGTAAACCGTACTACCCGTTCCACACCTAAAAGAGTTCGACTTTCCGAAGGCCAGATCGCAATGGCCCAGAGATTAGGTGTGCCAACTAATGAATATGCGAAGTTTGTAAAGGAGCAATAATGATGATTGCAAAAAAAACTAAACAAACAGTCCGTTCCCACAAGGAACGCAAAAAAACTTATGTACCTCCTAGTAGTCTGGATGCACCCTCACCCAATTCTGATGATACTAAATACAGATGGATAAGGGTTCAAGCGGCTGGAGAGGACGATCCACGGAACATAGCCAAACGGAGACGTGAAGGTTATGAATTTGTTCGTGCTGAAGAGCATCCAGATGAAACCTATGCCGTACACGAAAGCGGAAAGTTTGCTGGAGTTATCGGTAGTGGAGATGTTGTTTTAGCTAAGATTCCTAAAGACCTCGTTGATTCAAGAAATGAATGGGTAAATACCCGTACAAGAAATCAGCAAAGGGCCGTGGATGAAAGTTTATTAAAAGAACAACATCCTTCAATGCCTATAAACCAACAACGATCTTCCGATATATCACACGGGCGTAAAAAGCCCCAGTTTGATGAATAGCATAAGGCTACTTTTGTAGTTACGGATTAATTATCCTAAATAGGAGAATTAAATGGCAAATGTTGACGCACCTAATGGTGCTAAACCGGTACGTCATTTGACAGGTGGTGTTATCAGGGCTAGAGAATGGAAAATAATCGGAGACGGAAACGCATCCAGTAATATTTTTACTGGGGATTTTGTTAAACTTCAGTCTTCTGGTTATATTACCGTAGCTGCTGCTGGTGATAGACTACTTGGTGTTTTTGCTGGATGCAAATACACTGCGTCAGATGGTACACCAAAATTCGCAAAATATTGGCCTGCTAGTACTACTACTCTAGGATCTGCTGATGTAACAGCTTACGTTTACGATGATCCAAATATTGTATTTGCGATCCAAGGAGACGGAACTGATGCGTTTACTCAAGTAGGAAATCTTGCTAATATCGCAGTTACTGCTGGATCGACCACTACTGGTCAATCTAAAATGGAGCTTGATACAGATAATATTGGCACAGGTACTGCTAACCTTAGAATTCTCGGTATTACCGATGATCCTAAAAATTCATGGGGTGCGAACACCGAACAGGAAGTTCTTATCCATGAGCATGAGCTAAACCAACACATCGATGCAGATGGAACGGTAGGAGTATAATCTATGGCTATATCACGTTCACAACTGGCAAAAGAGCTAGAACCGGGCTTACACGCCCTTTTTGGCTTAGAATACAGTCGTTGGGAACAAGAACACGCACAAATCTTTACAGCAGAAAACTCTTCAAGAGCTTTTGAAGAAGAAGTTTTGCTCACTGGGTTTAAGGGTGCGGTTGCAAAAGCAGAGGGAAGTGCTGTAAGTTATGACACTTCATCTGAATTGTGGACTGCCCGTTACACTCACGAAACTGTCGCATTGGCGTTTTCAATCACTGAAGAAGCGGTTGAAGATAATCTTTATGACACGCTTTCAAAAAGATATACTGCGGCTCTTGCTCGTTCAATGGCCTACACTAAGCAAGTTAAAGGTGCTAACGTCCTTAATAACGGATTCAGTTCAAGTTATCCGGGTGGCGATGCGAAAGCATTACTTACTACTGATCACCCTTCACTTGAAGCTGGAGACTTAGCTAATGAGCCATCAACTGCGGCTGATTTATCTGAATCATCCCTAGAAGCTGCTTGTATTTCTATAGGCGGATTCGTTGATGACAGAAATATTCCTGTGGCAGTTCAACCTAGAAAATTGGTCATTCCAAAAGATTCTGCTTTCGTAGCACAAAGAATCCTGAAGAGTGAACTTAGGGTTGGCACTGCTGACAATGATATCAATGCAATGAGATCAATGGGTATATTCTCAGATGGTTATACTGTGAATCATTACTTAACTGATACTGATGCTTGGTTCATTCTCACAGATCTTGGCGGTTCGGGACTTAAAATGTTCCAAAGACGACCGTTAAAGACTGCAATGGAACCGGATTTTGAAACAGGAAACATGCGTTTCAAGGCTTCTGAAAGATATTCTTTCGGATGGTCTGACTGGAGATCCATATTTGGATCACCGGGAGCGTAGAGAGTACAAATAGGAGGGCGAAATTAATTTTCGCCCTTTTATCTTAACACTAGGATTAATCAATCATGTCAACTGCCCTAGCAGACAATCGTAGAAGCGATGGTATGATTTAACTACGGAGAATTATTATGGCTAATACAACTTTTAGCGGCCCTATTCGTTCAGAGAACGGGGTTAAGCTAGTTAGCAAGAATACTACTTCAGGTTTAATATCAGACAGAACAGTCGGGGATTTTCCCAGAGACACTAGACGATATTATCTGGAAGAATACTTTAAGAAAAGACCCGGTCTTAATGCCAATCTTGATGCAGTGGCTACAACTGAAGCATGGAGAACTTTGAATCATGACTTTGCAGTAATAGATGCCGCAAGTAACATGACTTCAGCGTTAGTTACTTTTCCTGCCACTTCATCTGGAATCCTATGTACAACAGCAGGTGCAGACCAAGACCAAGCAATTATTAAACCACATTTGGATAATGATGGAACAGCAGACACTGGAGCAATTACAGCTTGGAGTGGAGTTCAATGGGGAACTGAAAATGAAGTGCATTGGGAAACTTCAATTATGCTACCAGCCCTTGATAACCAAAAGGTTTGGTGCGGTTTAAAAAAGGCTAATGACCAACTGGTTGCAACTGATCCTGACCAATGCTTCTTTAAATATCAAACAGATGCTACAAACAGTGAAGCATTTAGTGATTATAGCTTGTGGCACTTTGTTCATAGTATTGGTGGTACTGATTATATCAGTGCATTGCCAATTACTGTTGCGGCAAATACGCCTTATCACTTTAAAATTAAAATTGACAGTGATAGAAAAGCAAGTATTTTTGTAAACGGTGAACAGTATAATGTTACAACTACTTCCGGTTCTACTGGTGGTACGGCTGTAACAAAAGGTACTACTCCAACTGCGGCTTTAACTGACGATGTTGATTTCATTCCTTATAATGGAATTGAAGCTGGAGCAGCAGCAGCCGAAGCACTTAATACTCATTTTATTGCAATGAGTAGACTAATATACGAGTAAACAATAACGGCTAGGGTGTAAAAGCCCTAGCCTTTTTATAGGAGGGAATAAATGGCACAAGACTTAAAATCATCGTCTGTAATTACGGCTACAGCACTAGATGCTGATGGTTTATCAACTGCAGCAGCAGTTGGAAATAATGCAGCACTTTCTTTAGGTGGAGCATTAACTTCTGGAGGGGCATATACAGCAGACTCTGGAACAGCTAGACCAATTACGCTTTT